ACTGTACTCTAACCACCTTGGTGTGGCGGGTCGAGTGGATTGCGTGGGTATCTTTGATGGTAAACCGTCAATCATCGATTACAAAACTTCGATGAAACCTAAACGTAAAGACTGGATTAAGAACTACTTCATGCAAGAAGCGGCATACGCAATCATGTGGGAAGAACGTACTGGTCAACCTATCGTCCAGTTGGTCACTGTCATTTCTGTTGACAATGCTCCGCCTCAAGTCTTCGTTGAACATCGTGACAATTGGGTTCGTCCTCTTCGTGAGACCATAGAAAAATACAATGAGGAACAAAGTTCTACTTCCGTTTTGTTATAAATAGTGTTATAATAACATTTTAACCTATGGGAATAATCGAATGTTTTCGTTTCAACAGTTTTTATCCGAGGAAGTTGCTACAGGTGACTTCCCCGAAGGTGTTTTTGGTGACCTCTCGGTAGAGAAGAAATCCGAAAACTCCAAGACTGCGGTCTTTGTTGTTAGATCAACTGACCGACTCGGTGACCGAGATGAGATAGTACGTAATCTAAAACAGGCGGGAATCAAAGCAGAAGTAAGAGAGAAAGCAGGACAGGGTGTAGACCCTATCTTTATTGATTCTCATTTTGACGTGAAGGTCATCCTTCTACTGAAACCTAAGTCTGGTGGTATCGGTGAGACTACTCTAAACGCATCTATCACTGAGTTGTTCCCTGCTATCGCATGGGAGACTGGTTATAAGATGACAACCAATATCGATGACTTCTATACACATCTACTAGAACAAGACCCATCCAAACTCACGTGTGTGATGCAATCCGATGTCGCTGCGGCAGTTGATACCATTCAGAAGGCATCGGAATCTTCGAAGTTCTCTGAGAAGATGTTGAATGCGATGGGTGTTTACAAGTATCTAAAGGATGAGAACAAGGCTAAAATGATCAAACAGGTTTACTGGGGATATCGTGCGAAACCTACAGGTGTTCCGAAGAACCATCCTGGCGACATCTTCATTGAGTTTACTGATGGTGAGATGTTAGGTGTATCACTCAAAGCGGGTGGTAAGAAGACCAAAGAACCTAAACTCAATACCTATGTGAATCCTGTATTCACTGCGTTCAAACAGACTCGTAAAGTATCTGTATTGCGTAGAGAATTACACACCAAGGTATTCAAACAGATAGAAGGTATGCCTTCGTCTGGTCAATATGACAAGTCAAAGAAAAGAGTCACGTCTGCACTACTTGTTAAACTCAATAAAGATGACAATGCAAAGTATGAAAAACTATATGACGAACATCTAGAGATTTGTCGTAAGAGTATTATTGATCTATTCAATGCGAACAAAGATACAACACTTGATTATATTCGATCAGAAGTTCTACGTGATGCACCCGAAGTTCCTACCAAGGTAATCAAAGCAGTGAAGGACACCTTCGAGGAAATTACTTCTGACGATGAACTGGGTGTATTCTTACCTATGGTTAAGTTTGTAAAAGCATATCCATCGACTACATCTAAACAAAATTGGTTTATAGAGTTGAAATCTCGTGACACAATTGTTACAATGGAGATGTCAATACGGACTAACAAGTCTGGTAATGCGGGGCAGAAGAAACTAGGACAGTTCTTTAATCTGGCAATCAAGTATAACTCATTGAGTACCAAGTAATGAATTTTTCAGACTTTATAACAGAACAGAAAAACACCCACATGACCCATATCGAGGATAAGGTTCTCTATGGGGGTGTCGCTGGTACTCGTTCGGCAATCAATGCGTTACGTGACATGCGTGACATGTTGGGTGGTAAGAAGGCAAGTAAAGTATCGGTCAAGTGGGATGGTGCGCCTGCAATCTTCTGTGGTCAAGATCCATCTGATGGTAAGTTCTTTGTGGCGAAGAAAGGTATCTTTGCGAAGAACCCGAAGATCTACAAGACTAACGCAGAAATCGATGCGGACATGTCTGGCGATCTTGCCAGTAAGATGAAAGATGCTCTCGAATATCTTCCCTCTCTAGGTATCACTGGTGTTATCCAAGGCGACTTCTTGTTTTCAAAAGCAGACCTAGAGACCAAGAAGATTGACGGTAAGTCGTATGTCGTTTTTCACCCAAACACAATCATCTATGCCGTACCTGTAGAACAGGCCGCAGAAGTCAAGAAGGCGAAGATCGGTATCGTATGGCACACAACCTACACTGGTGATACGTTTGAGTCTATGCGAGCGACATATGGTGTAGATGTGTCGAAATTTCGCAAATCTGTAAACGTATGGTCACAGGATGCAATGTTGTCTAACGAACAGAAGGCGACACTGACCCAACGAGAAACTGAAGCAGTGAATGGTTACCTGACTAAGTGCGGTCAACTGTTCAACAAGGTTTCTGGTAATACCCTACGTGAACTAGAAGGCAAACAACACATCGCACAGATGATCGAACAGTACAATAACACTTTTGTGCGTGAAGGTGCGGTCATTGGCAACACTAGTACGCACGTTCGTGGTCTTATCAAATGGATCAACAAGAAGTTCCAGAAAGAGATTGAGAAGAGAAAGACCGCCAAAGGTAAGGGTGTACAACAACAGAAGTTAGATGATATACTCGCATTCTTCTCACCAACGAACCAAAGATCGTTAGTTCAGATGTTTGAATTGCAAAAAAATATTGTTCTTGCGAAACTAATTCTTATAAATAAACTTGATAGTTTAAAAAATATCGACACCTTCGTCAAAACTACTGATGGTTATAAGACCACTGGTGAAGAAGGATATGTCGCTATTGACACACTTGGTGGTGATGCGGTGAAATTGGTTAATAGGATGGAATTTTCCTATAATAACTTTTCACCCGATGTTGTTAAAGGCTGGGACAAACCTAGTCGTAATTAATGGGAAGAACCAAAAGAGGACGTTATGCCTAAGAAGTTAGGTTTTAAAGATTTCATAGCAGTGGATTATACCCAGACTGGGGACGATCAACTCGCCTATAATAGTAAGAAACGCAAGAAGGATATACCCACAGGTAACACTGGTGAGGGTCTAGAAACCGAAGCGCTTACTACTCAACAACGGCTTAAGAAAGCCCGTCAAATGAAAAAACTCGCTCCTAAAATCGCACTCGGTCGCAAACGTGCCGCCCGTAAGATGGCGAATATGGAGACACTCAAGAAACGTGCCAAGAAACAAGCACGCAATATGATTGCCAAGAAACTCACAAAAGGGGTATCTAAGGGTGACCTAAATATGGCTAGACGAATGGAAATAGAAAAACGTCTAGACAAAATGAAACCCAAAATAGATAAACTAGCGAAGAAGTTGTTACCCATAGTGCGTAAACAAGAACTCGCAAGAAAGAAAGGTAAGGGCAAAGAAGAGTGATAAAGAATTTTTCACAATACCTAGTCGAAGAGGAACGTGAAGTATATTTTACCTTTGGTAGAATGAATCCTCCTACTATCGGTCATGGTAAAGTAATGGACACACTTGCGACTAAGTCTGGTAAATCAGACTATAAAGTGTATGTGTCTCAGTCTCAGAATCCAAAGAAAGATCCGTTGACCTACAATCAGAAGGTTAAACATATCCGTAAGATGTTCCCCAAACATGCACGTAATGTGATGATGGATAAGAAGATCAAGAATGTGTTTGATGTCGCTTCATCTCTGTATGATCAAGGTTACCGTAACGTAACTATGGTTGTTGGTGAAGATCGTATCATAGAGTTCAAGACTCTAATGGACAAATACAACGGTGTCAAAGCACGACACGGTTTCTATAATTTCAAAAGGATCAATATCGTATCTGCTGGTGCGAGAGATCCTGATGCTGAGGGTGTAGAGGGCATGTCTGCATCCAAACAACGGGCAAATGCTTCTGCGAATGACTTTGTGAGTTTCTCTCAAGGTGTTCCAAGAACAATGTCTAACAAGGATGCACGTTCATTGTTTAATGACGTGCGAAAAGGAATGGGTCTTTCCGAAGAAAGATCTTTCAAGAACCATGTTGAACTTACTCCTGTTTCAGAAACAAGAGAAAAATATGTTCAAGGAAACCTCTATCAAGTGGGTGATTCGGTTGTCATAAAAGAGTCCGAAGAACTTGGCGTGGTAAGTTTCCTTGGTTCTAACTACGTTATTGTAGAATGTGGTGAGAAGAAGTATCGTAAATGGTTAGATGCAGTAGAGTTAGTTGAGAAACAAGACCCTGACATCAAAGACCGTGAAGGTACTCAACCTGCTCGTTACCACGCTGGACTGAAGAAGTCTACCAAAACAAAACGAGACGCCCACTTCAAGAAACATGGTAAGAAGGCAGACGATGATGAATCTGCATATAAACCAGCTCCAGGCGATGCAACGGCGAAAACGAAACCTTCCAAGTACACCAAAGCGTTCAAAGACATGTACGAAGAAGTATCTCAGAAACAACTCAACGACCTTGAGAAGTTTGCAGACAGAATCCTAAAGAAATTCGATGTTGATATCGAGTTTACTCGTCACTTTGCTGATCGTATGAATGACAAACGTAATGACCCACCTATCACAGTGGCAGAGTTACAACGTGTATTCAAGAAGATTGCGAAGAGAAAGGCGAAGAACATTAGACAGAATCCAGACAGTGAAGCGGTGATCAAAGACTTACAGACTGATCTAAACCTTCCTGTTGTTATTAACTACGACCGTAAGAACGATGAGTTCGAAGTTATTAACAAAACAATAATGCGTAAGAAGGACTTCCGAACTACGTCCAAGACCATTACTACCGAAGACATCAATGAGGCAATCAATGAGTCTATCAGTATTCCGATGAGTCTTGCAACTAAGATCCCAGGCCTGAAACAGAAAGCATACCAGAAAGCAGTACGGTGGTATCTTGATTGGAGACGTAAGAATCCAAAACAAGGTGCAGTTGGTATCCAAAGAGCGGCTGGTGCAACAGGTGTTGACGGAAAAGAATTACAAAGAATACTTCACAAGTTAATCGACAAGGGTAAGTTACCCAAACATCTGGCAACTAACCCTGCGATGTTGAAGAAAGAAGATGCGGTTGCGACTGCGAAAGCATCGATTGACAAAGAGAAGGAATCAGATAAATCAAAACACGATCGTATGATGGATCGTGCGAGACTGGCTGCAACTAAAAAGAAGAATAGAGAGACAAAGTAATGGCGCAATATTCTGTACATCGTAATGAACACTTCAATCTGAGTAACTCGGATCTGCACGAAGTAGTTATGATTGCGGATAAAGACGGAAACATTCTGAACACATCGGGAGCTGCATCTAACATTCCCATTGCTGGTGGTTTAGTGGATGGTTATGGTCACATCAACAAGTTCGGTGCGACCGATGGTAATGTAACTGGTGGTACTATATGGGACGGTAACTCTGGTTCGACCGCATATCCGTATCCCGATAATAGTGTTGTTGCGGTTGCATCTACTGCGAACTCTACTGCGAATGTTTATATCGAAGGACTAGATGCTTCGTATAACGCACAGAGTGAGACAGTTGCGATTGGTTCAAGTGGTACTAAAGTATTTTCTCGTATATTCCGTGCGTACATGGTTGATACTAACAATGACGCTGACGTAACACTCAGTCTAAGTAGTGTGGTTGTTGCGAAGATTGTAGAAGATAATGGTCAGACACTCATGGCAATTTATACCGTTCCCGCTGGTAAGACTGCATACTTGATGAAGTTACAGATGGGTTCTGACAAAGCATCCACCAACTCTGCGATGAGTTATAGTCTCATGTCAAAAGAGATAACAGATGGTGGAGTTTTTAGAATTAAGGGTAGATTCTTCTCTGCTGGTGGACAGAATATCATTACTGAATATCCTGTACCACTGAAGTTTAATGAGAAGACAGATATAAAAATAGATTGTACAGCGGCACAACAGTCAACTGTATCCGCAACGTTCGATCTGATACTGGTAGATAACGCATGATTAGTTTCAAAAAATACTTAGAAGAAAAAAGATATTCGATGTACGATACGATCGACTTCAAAGAAGGTTCGGATGGTATTGCTGCGAAAGCAAAGAAGTCTGGCATATCACCTGCCACACTTAAAAAAGTTTATAACCGTGGAGTAGCGGCATGGAAGACTGGTCACAGGCCAGGCACCACTCCACAACAATGGGGACATGCACGAGTAAATGCGTTCATCGTTAAAAAGAAAAAAGGCACACTGAACCACGATAAGGATCTGGCATAACAATGAAATCTTTCAAACAAATTAGGGAAGCAAAGTCTTCTTCTGGTTACGACTTATACCACAAAGACTTCTCTGGTGCTATGCAACACGCATATGCACATGCAAAGAAGAAAGGTTACGTGGTTGATAAGAACGACATCGACAACAAGGTTGCGACTGGGCCGAAGAAACCATCTTCGGGTAAGACCAACAAGTATATCTTGAAGACTAACAAGAAGAACCGTCACGCACATATCCAAGTTGCGAACTTAGATAACAAGCGTTACGAGTTGAACATGTATATCGAGTCTGTGGTTGTTGAAGATCTGGACGAAGGTTTCTCACCTAAAGATATCAAGATGGCAGTGGGTGTTGCATCTGACAAACGATATGCTGGTGGTAACATGACTGGTGCGGTCAAGGCAATCGAGAAGATCAAACGTGGTCTATCCAAACACAAACAAGTGGCGGCAGTACTCAAGAGACAGAATGAGTCAGTAGAAGAAACTGTGGAACTTGATGAAAACCGTAATCTACTTAAAGACTACGAACAACTCAAGAAGAAGGGTAAGTCTGATAGTCAAGTTCAAGACATTCTATTGTCTATGCCCAAGTACAAAAGATACAATAGTTCTACTTTAGGTAAACTAATTGGTGATGCACTACGTAAGGGTACTATCAAGAAAAAGGCACCTTTCAAGTTGGCAGAAGAGTTCAAACCTCACAAGATGTATGATCCCGAAACTGGTAAAGAGTACGATGCAGATACTCAGGCGGATCATGACAAGTATGCTAAGTTAGGTTACACTCACGACAAACCTGAAGTCAACGAAGCTGCAATCAAGAACGTTCGTGGTAAAGATGGTAAGACCTATGCACTTGAGTTAGATATGAGTGGTCGTAAGGTTACTGTTAGAACCAAGAATCAGTTCGGAGATATCAAAACACTAAGTATCAAACAGGCTGCAAAGTTGTTTGAGGACAGTATCCTAGAGAGTGCGAAACGTGATGCATTCCGTGCCATGGGTAAACAAGGTAAGGACGCTGCTGATGATGATGATGTGAAGGCAACGGCAGATGACCGTAAAGCGGCAGACAAGAACATCATCATTCAATTACGTAGAGTGGCGGATCTACCCAAGGGTGGAGTGATCGAGTTCACGAATGGTAAGAAAGTAAACCTGAAACAGAATCTTGCCAAAGCAGTACTGATGAAGTATAATACTATTAAGAGAAACGATCAGAAGGTGAAGTTCGCAAACATGGCATCTCAAAGTCCACAAGACTTACAAAAGGCATTAAAACTAAAATGAAATCGTTCAACGATCACTGTAACTGCGGATCAGAATCCAACCTAGTAGAGAACAACATCTACCGTGTTGGTTCTGAGGCATACTTTGAATACTGGAGACAGTGTCGTGAAGATTACTATGCTGGTAACCTAGAGATCGACCCATCTGAGGTAGACATCATGGAGTCTAACCTCGGTGAGTTTGCAGAGTTCAACGGAGAGAATGTTGCGTTGGATTGCATCTTCGAAGAAGAGAAGAAACAACCAGAACTGGGCAAACCTAAAGCAGGTGGCCCTAAGAAGTATTACGTACACGTCAAAGATCCTTCTACAGGTAACATCAAGAAGATCTCTTGGGGTGACACAACTGGACTTAAAGTTAAGTTGAACGATCCAAAGGCACGTAAGTCATTCGCTGCACGTCACAAGTGTTCTCAACAGAATGATCGTATGTCCGCTGCATACTGGGCATGTCGTTTACCACGATATGCAAAACAACTCGGACTGTCGGGTGGTGGTAGTTTCTTTTGGTAGATCGACCTTATCTTGAGTTACATTTACATGATGGTAGTAGGTTAAGAACTTTTGGGTTACACGTAGAAGAAGAAGAATTGGTCTGGCATAGGGATGAACGAGACCGAAAGATTATAGTCATGGAAGGACACGATTGGCAACTTCAAATGGACAATGAAGAACCAGTCGAGATAGTTGAAGGGTATAGTTATAGTATAAACAAGATGGAATACCACCGACTAATAAAAGGATCAGATACGTTAGTATTGCGTATCGTAGAAGTATAAATAGTATAAATCACATGGGAAAGATGAAGTAATGGCAGCAGATACAAACCAAAAACGTTTAGATCGTATCGAAGAGAAGATAGATAAACTCTCTGATGCCATGATCTCTCTGGCCCGTGCGGAGGAGAAGTTGATCGCTATCGAGAACAATCACAATAATCATTTCGAAAGAATGAATAAGTTTTCTCAAAAGTTAGATGCGATTGAGAAAAAGGTAGACGATAACGCACGTACAGTGCAAATCATTAATTCAATAGTATACTTAGTAGCAGTTGCAACAGTTGGTGTTGTTATTGACTACTTCTGGTTAAGTCAATAGGAGACAACATGTCAGATATTAAAAAGTTGAAAGAGGCATATCTTGCGGTTGTCTCTGGTAAGGTAGAAGTAAACGAAGGCACCTTGATGAGAGAATACGAACGAGGTGAGTTCCGTAAAGGTGACGAAAAACGATTCGTTGCACTTATCAAAAAGAATGGCGGTAAAAACATTGATGTTGAGACACCTACAGGTGGAGACTCAATGTTGAATATCCAATTCAAAGGTGGTAACATCAAAAGAATGCAACAAGACTTAGCTAAGATTGATGATGGTCTTACTAGTATAGAGGAAAAGGTATCGGAAGATATCGATCCTGAACTTCTGAAGAAAGCGGCTGTCGGTAAGAAGAAAGCTGATGACGAAGAGAAGGACGGTAAGAAAGCAGTTCCTGCTGGTAAAGACGTTGATGTAGACGATGAGAAGTCTGACGATGACGAGAAACCAGTTAAGAAGAAAAAGAAAGATGACGATGAGGAAGAAGTTGAAGAAGACAACTCTAACGACAAGTCTGACGATGGTGAAGGTCTAGATAAGGTTCAACCTAAAGCAGTTAAGAAGAAGTTCAAAGATCGTAAAGACAAAGACATCGACAACGATGGTGATGTAGATTCATCGGACAAGTTCTTACACAAGAGACGTAAAGCAGTATCAAAGGCAATGGCAGAAGAGTCAGTCGAAGAAGATTTAGACGAAGCAAAGTACCCTAAAAAGTCGAAGTTCCCTAGTCATGAATATCTGCCCAAGTCAGTGCAACTAAAAGGTTTCGATAAAAAGAAAAAGAAGGGGTTGAAAAAGAGTGGTAACTCTAAGTTAGATGGTACTGATACTGTAAAACTAAAAGGTTTCAAAGGAAAGAAACTTCCAAGAGGGTTCGAACAAGTAGAATTTGAAGAGTCTACTGCGGATCTAATCGAAGCACTTTCGAATGTGTTTGAAGGTAAAGAAACTGCTGGTGCAGAGAAGGGTGAAGCGATTGATTCTAAAGAGTCTGGTCAAGCAAAAGCATTTGCGGATCTACATAAGAAGTCTGACAAGAAGATTGAAGACAACTATGATGATGCCGTAGATAAAACCACCAAAGCAGGGAAAGGTGGCCCATCACCTAAGAAACGTCCAGGCGACAATTCTAATGGCGATCCTGCTCCTAAAGGTGTTAAGGAAGAATCTGATATTGTTCAGAGAACTTTGGAACAACTTCGTAAAATCTAAATTAAAGGTATTATTATGAAAAAATTAACTCCCCCTGCTTGGTGCAGTAACGCAATACCAACCCCTCGTGGTTGGGAAGATCCTGCTACAGGTGAACTGTATGTTTCTGGTGGTTTCTCTATGCAACAACTAGAAGAACATAACATGTGTGTTAACGCTGAACTTGCTGGTGCCACGGTACTGACCGAAGCACCAGTAGGTAACACTAGTCTAGATGAGATGAACAAAATAGAACTAGAAGCGTTAGGTCGTCAGTACGGTGTAGAACTAGATCGTAGACATGGAAAGGAAGCACTGGTTGAGGAAGTAGAACAAGCAATCGATTTATCTAAATTAACCAAGATCGAACTAGAGAAACTAGGACGTGAACATGGTGTTGAGATAGATCGTAGATTGTCTAAGGCAAAAATAGTTGCCCAACTTGCGGATATTGTCTAAATAAACCTTCCCTAGATACAGTATGAAATTTTACATACTAACGTCAGGAAATATCACGTGTCTGAAAAGACATAGTGAAACCATACCCCCTAAAGAACAGGTAGTCATCATCAACACAAAAGATGATGACTACGCTCGTTCTGCCGTAAAATACTGTCGAAAATCAAATATCGAACACTACGTAACCAAATCGGACGGAACACCAGCAACTGGTAAAAACTCTGTGATGGAGAAGTTCCTAGAATCTGATAATGAATACATGGTTCAAGTTGATGGTGATGATATCATAACTGACTACGGATACAAACTATACAAATTCATCGCAGAGGATGAGGATGCGCCTGATCTAATATGTCTGTTTAATCAGTGGCAAAGACAAGTGACAAGATGGAAATATGTCCCAGACGGGCCTGATACAATTGCTGCGATAGAAAGAAAGCAGGCATGGTATCGTGGCGTGAAATGGAAGAATGATTACTATGACGAACATGGTTTCTATCTGTGGTTGACGAAATGTCTGTCATTGGGATCACCCGAAAGTCCCCATAAAGGTTTACCAATGTACCGTAACTATCCAGAAGCGAAATTGAGATTATGGGCGCATTATAAATTCAGATGGGAAAGAATATTGTGGCCCCATTGTGTTGGTCGGGGAGACGTAAGTCGAGATTGTTTCAACCGAATGGTATTCTATTCACGTAAAGCGGCGAGACTTATCAAGTTTGACAATGAACTAGTTGTGGGTGAAGACACCATGGCGTTTTGGGAGATGAAAAAACATTGCTTTGAAGGAAAGATAAATATAATGGCGAGGGACGAAATGGAATCACCTTCTTACATGTATGATGCAACCGAAGGCGGTACGGTTAACAGCCAATCTACGCATTACAGAGAAGATGATTTTGATGATTCAATGGCATATGACTGGATCGTGACACTGGTGAAATACATGGATAAACACAACTTAATAGAACGATGGAAAGAATGCGAAGAAATGGAGATACCGATATATGAGTGATTTCCGTTATCATGGCGGTGTTTTAGATAAATCTAAAGGATACTTTCAAAAAGATTATAAACTCCAAGACCCTAAGTTAGAGTTGTACAACAAAGATCTCGATAATCTTGATGGTTGGTATTCTAAAGAAGATCTTATGTATTTGGATTGGTTATCCAAGTTACCATTCAATCGTCAAGGCGGTGTATGTGAACTAGGTGTTCATATGGGTAAGATGTTTCATGCGATGATGGCAACGGTAGTAGACGACTCGAAAAGTTATGCTGTCGATCTGTTTAATGAATTGTTCATATACAACGTAAGTCTTTCGGGTGGTTACCCTAAATATGTTTGGGGAGAAAGAAATCTACCGCCCGAAAAAGATCCATCTATCCATCAGAGATCGTTCTTTAAGAGTATCACTGATCATTGGGAAGAAGAAGGAATATTAGACGGTAGTAAATTAGTAATAAAGTCTAATGATAGTAACTATATGACTCCTGATGATTTTGATAACAACAAGTTTAAATTTGTTTCTATTGACGCTGGTCACCACTACCACAACGTTATTGCAGATCTCAAACTTGCAGAACAAATAGTTGCTAGAAATGGAGTCGTTATCGTAGACGACTGGATGAGTATGGAGTGGTATGGTGTTACTCAAGCAACAATGGAGTATATGAAAAACGGTGGGATACTAGTACCCTTCTGCGGACACGGAAAGAAATTATACCTGTGTCGTTACAACGCAAAGAACTTATATCTGGATGCGATGGCAGATTTCCCTTGGAAACGACATGAACATATGTTATGCGGAAACAAAGTTTATAACATATGTGATACGAGATATTTTATAGATGATCTTGACAAATAAAAATTTTAATCTTTACGCTGCGAAGAATTATAAGAATCCCAAATGTATTGACGAAGAGGAGTTCTTTGAAGATCTAAAACGGTTTAAGTATATCAAACGATTACTTAATCGGTACTATGGGGGTGGAGAACTATCGGAAAGACTAATACTTAATCACCTAATAGTCCTATTGAATGTATTTGGTCATGAACCTGCCGTAGAAATGTTGGCGGTAAAGATTCAGTTAGAACACTGGCCCACACTAAAACCCTTTCTGATTTACCTACGTGCGTTAAAAAATGACGAGTTTACAGGTATTGAGATGGATAAAGTTGCAATTGATCGTTTGCGAGAGATTGCCAGATTATAAATAAAGATAAACCTTTAGAGATAAATTAATGGGAATTTTAAAATCAGCAGCGGATCTAGTCTATACAATTAGATTCCTGAGACTCTTGGTGACCAAGTTCGAAGATACCGATGCGTTCAAAGCGGGTATCATTGATGCTGATGGTAAGAAAAACAAAGAGTTTAATACTAACAGTATGGACGATCGTGAAGCATATCGTTCCCACTATACACCGTTCCATAGACTTGTGTTCAACCTGAAACGACTTATGGCGAAAGTGCCAGGCGGTCAATCGGTTGTCGCAAGATACGGTGCAGCTCTTGCCTTGATCAAAGAACACGGAGAATTATCAGATGCGAACCTGATGAAGATTCATGAGAAGACAGGTATTGATATATTAGATGTTCTATCGGAAGGTCATCAATGGTACATGGTCGAAGGCGAGAAATTGGGTGAAGGTATGTACAGAATGAAAAATGAATCTATGACAACAAAGTTCGCAGAGGTGGTTTCTAAAGGAGACCAAGTACGTGTTACCGATGGTACTCCAATAATGGAAGTACTAGGATTGAAAGTGTATGAAGTAGATCACATGAAATCGGGACACAAGATATACATAACTAGTTCGGAGATAACCAGATGAGGACTATATCAAACGAAGAGTATCTCGAGGTACTCCATGCTATATCCGCAGACCCTAACATAGACCAATACACTGCGCCCACAAGTACAACACTCGACTTCATAAATCAACTTGTGACACACACTGCGGTTACCAGAATTTTCGAAATAGGATTTGGATCAGGACACTTTTCATTGTTGATGTTACAAGCGTCCGCTAGTATCCACGTAACGTCTATTGATGATGGGTCAAATGAATATACTCAAAGTTCGATGGACTTAATCCATAGTAAATTTCTGAACAGATTCGTAGGCAAGATTGCAGACTCTACCACTTACTCTATGGAAGACGATCCTGAAAAAGATAACTATGAGTTGGCAATCATTGATGGAGATCGATCTACCGAAGCTGCTGTACGTCACAATCTCGACCTAGTCAATCAGAGTAAAGCAGACTGGATTCTACTCCCAAACATTCTGGATCCACACGTGGAAAATGCGGTCGATGCGTTTTTGACAACAAATGATGAAGACTGGGTTTGGCATAGAACAGTTCAATGGAAGACGACTCCTGCTGGCCGCCACGACAATAATGTTTTCACCAACACTGCGTTCCTACTAAATAGATTGAGGTCTCTCGATGATTAATTTTAAAAAGTTCATAGAAGAGTTAGGCGGAACTACAACTGGTTCGGTTGCTGGGGCAGGAGACGACACTTCTACTATTGTCATGCGTAAGAAGTATGACCGAAAGAATAAAAGAAAAGATATGGAAAAGGTAATAAAGCGACTGACACAGAAAGACAGCGCATAACAAATTAAGTGAGGTAGAAAATGGTTAGTGGATTATTAGGTAGTCTTTTAGGTTTCGGTGGGTCTGTAGTACCCGCCATTACGGATCACTTCAAGACGAAGGCAGACAACAAATTTAAATTAGAACAGATGACTCATATGGCGGAACTCCGCAAGATGGGTTTCGACCAAGACATCAAGATGTATGAACAACAAGCATCTGATAGCGAACACCAACGATTGATCGATCATGATATCGCAATCTCAAACTCTACTGGTATCATTGCAGGCCTTCAGAAGTCTGTACGACCAGTTATCACCTATTGTTTCTTTGGACTCTTCGCTGCAATCGAAGTCAGTCTTCTGATGGACGCCCTTGAAAAAGGTGCGGATCTAACAGAAGCATTGAATGTCCTATGGGACGATGACACCAAGGCAATCTTTGCTGCAATTATTTCTTTCTGGTTTGGTTCAAGGGCTATTGACAAGTCACGCTCAAAGTGATATAATACCCCCCTAATAAAAACCAACAGAAGGAATATA